GATGCCTTCCAGGCTTTGCAGGCGGATCGAGATGCTTTGAGAGTCAGACTGGAAAAGGCAGCTGATGAGTACCGCAAGCTGCGAGATGAGCGTAATGAGCTGATCGCTGCGAACGAAAAGCTAACTGAACAGCTTAAACCCATCAAGGACGTTGGACTGAGGGCCGAGACAACCTACCTGAACATCATTGGTGGAATGTTGGCCTTGTTCATGATGAAAAGCCCCTCAGGCAAGCCGCATTCTGTTTTTAGTAGTCAAGCGTCTTTGATCGATCAGCTGCTGGCCAACTTCAAGAAGCCCGGAATCACGCAACGGACTCTTGAGGAAAAATTTGCAGCCGCAAAAAAGAGCCTTGACCAGTAACCCAAAACCAAAACCAGCTACCGCAGTTGCGGTGGTGCTTCCCGCAATTGCGGTGATTTCATGAAGTAACCCCGGTCCAATGGCTTCATGTAAACGAAAACGAAAAAGGTGATGACATGTTGCAATTCGAAGACGGACAGGAAAATACTTCATACACGACTGCCATGCGCAGTCCCCGCATCATCCGCGATGCGGCCAACGACCCTTACTTCCGGGCTGCAATCAATGCAGCCAAGACCCGCACATACAGAGCAGCGGTTTCTGCCCGGCTGAGCACCTCGGAGCGGGAAGACCTGTATCAGGAAATCTTGCTTGACCTTCTCGAACGTGAGGCTCAATTTAATCCCGAGAAGGGCAGCCCCGGAACATTTACCGGTTTTGTGTCCGAGCACCGAACCGCCGAATTTCTCAAGGCCCGCAAGACAGACAGAGAGCGCTTGACCTTTGCCTCGGGTGAAGACGTTGACACGCTGGAGATTGTCAACATCAGCCAAGTACGACAAGGAATGGACCAGACGCAGGACGCGGCCAATGACGACGATGCTGCGCCGATCGGTTCAAGTGGATCAAATCACCGATCTCAATGGTTTGATGGGGACGACGATCTCTTTTCAAACTCCAACACTCTCCACGACCTGGAGACAGCACTGGCGCACATGAGCGAAGAACAAGCCGAACTCTTGGACTTGCTTGCTTCGCACCAGGACCTACCCACGGCATCCAAAGCCTGCGGTATGTCTACCGCCACCTTCTACCGCCGCGTCGCCGAACTGCAAATGCACCTTCGCATGTTCGGTATCAGGACTGCCGCCTGACCGATCGCGGGGTGGCTGAGAAGAACGCCCACCTCGCTCAGTAAAAACCTTTAACACCTGCAAACTCCGCGCCCCCTTGGGCAGCGGTGGTAGGCCAACTCACGCCCGGAGATTTGATGAATTACAAAAACGACCTAATTGAAACCTCACGCAGCCACTTGGGTCTGGGTGTGGATATTGGCCGCGCAGCGTTGCAGCCGGTTTACGTCCCTATTGAAAAACTGTCGGAGGCCAATCTGTGTGACTGGGTGGCTAGTGCGCTGGTTGGCCATTGCATTCAGTACCACGAGGGCCTGCTGCTGCGCGATCGCTCTGAGACAAACAGCGACCTGACCACCAAAGATCGCGCACGAATTCACTCCGTCGCACGGCGCGCCTGGATCGCCTGTGAACTTGGGCTGGTTCACCTCTTTAGCCAAAAGGTGGGCGATGACCACTACCGATACATGGCCATGCGCTCCAGTTCCCCTCTGAAGCCCCCCGAAATCCGTACCCAGCTGCGTATCGCGCAGATGGCTCCAAGCAACCCAAAGCCCCACTGAAAGAAAGAGCACCCATGACGCCCGAACCAGAAGTGCTGGATGAAATAGGCCAGCTTTACATGAATGAGCTGGACAAGCTCCCGCTGCAAGACCTTGACCGGATGATCAAACAGGTCACTGCTGCCAAAGACACTGCCGCTTTGTACCTCAACGCATTGCAGTCCACCTTGCACAGTCGCTTGGGCGGTCATGCCCAACAGCTTCGCCAAGAGGCTGGCAAATCCACCGGCACTGTGCGCTTTGAGGTCGATGGCTACATGGTCGTCGCCGATTTGCCTAAGCGCCCTGAATACAACCAGGTCAAGCTCAAAGAAGCCGTGGAAGCGCTGCGTAAATGGGGCGAGGACCCGGAGAACTACGTCGGCATCGAAATCAAAGTCGCCGAGTCCAAGTACACCGCCTGGCCACCCGGAATCCGCGACTTATTCGAGCCTGCACGCACGCTCAAAACGGGCAAGCCCAGCTACAAGCTCGAGCAGATCAAGACCGGAGAAATTCCCGACGCTGCCAACGACAGTCACTTTGGTGGGGGTGTGTGATGGCCATTTCACTTGCACAACTCACCCGCGCCAATACGCCCAAGCCACCCCGCATTCTGATTCACGGTGTTGCAGGCGTTGGTAAAACCACCTTCGCCGCAGAAGCCAGCAAACCTGTGTTCGTGCAAACGGAAGACGGTCTGGGAACAATTCCGGCAGCTAGCTTTCCGCTTGCACGCACGTTTGAGGAAGTCCTTGAGTCACTGGCCTCGCTCTACACCGAGGACCATGACTTCAAAACCGTGGTCATTGACAGCGTTGACTGGCTCGAGCCCTTAGTTTGGGGCAAGGCCTGCCGCGACAACGGCTGGGGATCGATTGAAGACGCCGGGTACGGCAAAGGCTACGTGGCCGCTTTGAGCCTATGGCGTCAGTACATCGACGGCCTGAACGCACTGCGTGACGACCGTGGCATGACCGTTGTGCAAATCGCGCACACCGACATCAAGCGTTTTGACTCGCCTGAGCACGACCCCTACGACCGGTACGTCATCAAGTTGCACACCCGCGCAGCGGCGCTGATGCAAGAGCACTCCGACATCGTGCTGTTTGCCAACTACCGCATCTCCACCGTGAAGGCCGATGTCGGCTTCAACAAAAAAGTAAACCGCGCCATGGGCTCGGGCGAGCGGGTGATTCACACCGCCGAGCGCCCAGCCTTTTTGGCCAAGAACCGCTATGGCCTTCCTGAGACCCTGCCACTGGACTGGCAGTCCTTTGCCCAGGCCATGCCCGATGTGATCAAGCCCATGCTGATCGCCAACCCAGTCACCCCCACCAACCCAACCACCTGAAATTGAAATCCCGGTAAATACCTCGCCCAAATTGTTGCAAGCGAAATGCGTGCAACCAAAGACGGCATGGGCCAGTACCTCTACCTTGAGGTGGATGTCATTGAGGGGCAGTACGCAGGCCGCAAGCTCTTTGATCGCCTGAACCTCATCAATGCCAATGCAGATGCTGTGCAAATCGCACAGCGCACGCTGTCATCTATCTGCCGTGCCGTTGGCAAGTTGCAGGTCAGCAATTCGGAGCAGTTGCACCTCATTCCATTGATTGCTGATGTGCGTGTGCGCCCCCCGAAGGGCATGTATGGCGAGAGCAACTCGGTCCGCTACCTGCCTCGCAGCGGTCAGGCTGCAAACGCCCCCACATTCAGCACTGGTCCAGCCAACCCGCCAGCGCGTCCTGCCGTTGCTACAGCAACGCCTGCTGCCAACGGACTGCCCTGGAAGCGCCAAGCCTGAGGTCCCACTGCATGCACGAACACTTCACATTGCATCAACACGCGCTTGAGCCGGTTCACCTGCCGGACTCTGCGCAGGGCTGTCGGGAGCGAATGGCTGCGCTGCAAGGCGAGATTGCTTCCATTCGTATTCAGATCGCAACGACTGACATTCGGCGGCAAACAGAGAAGAAGACGCTTGATGCTGCCTGGTTCCATCGCGCCAAAACCGCGCTGCGTTTAAAGCAGCAGGAGCTGGCGCAGGTGACTGTGCATCTTGCGACCTTTGATAAACGCGCTGCGCCCAATCACCGTGATGCCTTCAAAGACACCTTGATTGAAGTGGTGCGTGAAAACTGCAATGACCAAGAGTGGGCGGGCCTGGTGCAGCGTGCGCGTGACTTACACGCGAGCCAAGGAGGAAACCATGGCTGAACTGCCCGTCATCACAAGCCTTACCCGCGAGGCCATCTTCTCTGGCTATGAAGCAGATGCCAGTGATGGGTTTCGCAGCCACCTTGGCGCGTCCCTCATTGGCAAGGAATGCGAACGTGCGCTTTGGTACGACTTTCGCTGGGTCACGCGCAGCAAGCACCCAGGCCGACTTCTGCGCTTGTTTGAAACCGGTCAATTGGAGGAGGCGCGCCTGGTGCTGAACCTGAGACGCACCGGTGCGACTGTGCTGGAAGTCGATCCCGAGACTGGACGTCAGTTTCGTGTTCAAGCCCATGGCGGCCATTTTGGTGGTTCGCT